AAAACAAAGCCATTATTCTTCAAGAATACATAGCCAGATTGGTCCTCTTCTTCGCCATACTGCTGCCAAACCACTCGGCCAGCGGCAATCAATCTACCGTTAATCTTACCTTGATCATGACCTGTCATTTTTCTGCCCACCCTTTTAGTCTTTCTTTAGCGACCGCCCTTAGTCTGTACTTTTGAGTAAGAATATTGCCAACCGATATGGCATCCAGCAATTCTTGCTGATCCCTGCTCCACAAAATCAAATTAAACTGACCACTAGCCTCTACGGCATAAGCCTTTAGTAAATACTTTTTTCCGCCAATAGCAATAGTGTACCTAATCGAAACACCTTCTGCATTAGATTGTACACTAGACTGCGTGTATGAAATCTTTAAAGACTTTAAAACATTTACAACAAAGTCAGAGACCTCTGATGCCAAATTAGACTTGGCCTTGGCCTTCTTAACAGGTTCTTTCTTGGCCTTAGATAGTCCAAGAGATTTTAAGAATTGTTTAAGAAGATTGACCTCTTGAAGTATCTGTTGCCCCATATTTAAAATCTAACAGTTTTAAACAATATGCCAATGATAATTTTAAAAAGACGCTATGCGCTAGGAATTCCAAATTCATCAACAGACGATGGCACCACTGACCTCATTGGGGGGAACTCTTTAATTTTATCTCCGCCTTTATATAAGCAAAGGTTTGAAGTCTTTATGTCCAAATCTTTCTCAGAAATCGAACCATCAGATAACCCGAAAAATATTTTAGAATCTACAGTGATGTGAGGAATATATATTGGAAACTTATCGGGCCAAACCTCATCTAACTTAAGTTTAAGGTCAAATAGCTTTTTTGGCATGGCATGAACGTAAAGAACAGGAACCTTCTTGTCTGGCCTTGGAGTAAGTACCACTGGCTTTACATATAAAGTTTCTGGTAGCTCAGGAATATCCATAGCCTCAACCATATCAATAAGCCTAGACAAGTCCTCGTCTGTCTCGCCAAAAAACTTCCATGTAATATGATAATTATAATCTGGATCGTCCAATCGATTGGATTGACCCATGATTGTTAGAGGCCACATCAGTATTACGCTGTTTTTTTCTATAGACTCAAAAAGATACATCATTAAGCCTTTATTGGATCACTGCTTCTTTTAAACTCATTATCAAAAGATACAGTATCTTGAATCTGTGATAACAGCGCGTAGTAACCTTTACTAACCGACTTAAACATCTTCTGAAGCATTGGATAGCCAATGTCAGCAATTTTTTCGTCAGAACATCCCTTCTCGTCTAAATAAGCCTTAACCTTTGGATCAGAGGAAATTCTTACGTCAGACGTAACTTGTCTTGCAAGTCTTGGAATGATGTCTGGAAATTGCCTTTCTAGGTCTTCTATAGAACACTTTCCTCCCCAGTGCTTATTCAACTCAAAAGAGAACTCAACCGCTGGTCTTCTATCGGCAAATGTCATGACATCGAGGCCGTAATCGTCAAAAAGTTTTGTTATCTGTTTAATCCAAGAAGATTCATTGCCTATATAATCAGATATTGATTCGTCAGAACCATAATTTTCACCGAAAATCTCGCAAAACCAGACCAGCGCAATGGTATCAGTGTATGTGATGGACTCAGGCCCTTCGCCTGCTTCGCCAAATGTTCCCTCAAAAAGACTATCTATTTTTGTAGATACAGAGATATCCCTGCCATCCTCAATCATTTCCAAGCATTCATTAACCACGTCAATAAGCTTTTTCATATTTACCCCATGATTGGAACGTCTGGACCTTGGCTAGAAAATATCTCAATCTCTAGCTTTTCTAATTCTTCCTTAGCTTCAGCTATCAAATCTTTTCCATCAAGAGTGACAGAGCCTGAAGCAGCGGGAAGACTATCGTACTTAGATCGAATCCTGCCAACAACCTCTTTGCACTTAGCCTTAACCCAGCTAGTAAAAATGTAGTCGTCTTTATCGTGAAGGTCTTTAGGATTGAACTCGGATAGTTTCGCATGAACAAGCATTGCATTTACTGTGGAACCTGGCCTTGTAGCTATGATTAATTTTCTGTTTTGCTGATCATAATACCAATCAGGATCAACAGAAAATACACGTTTTCTTTTTTCTGTGTACTCAAGCAATTGCGCAAACCCAGAATAGTTAGCTAGACCAGCCCCGATGGAACCTATCGACTGAGGACCGTATGGGATAAGGTCAAAGAACCCAAGACTGAAAAAAGCACTGACATCATTTGGGACTTCAAAAATAACATCCAAAACCTGAGCAACATCTTCTTTCATGAAATACTCAGATTGCCCTGGAACAATAGGAACTGGCCTAAAAACAGAAAAACCTTTCTTCGCAATAAACCACTTCTTGGCCCTTCTAACAACAGTATCAAACTGATCTTTGGTTAGCTCAATCTCCAAAGATGCCGAGTTGTCTATAGTAGTAGAGGAATCCTTCTTGGTACCACCCAACTCCAGAATCACATCTTGATAAAGACTGTCGAGGCTCTGTCCCATTATTTATCTTCTTTGCCTTCTTCTTCTTCGCCTTCTTCTTCTTCGCCTTCGCCTTCTTCTTCGCCTTCTTCTTCTTCGCCTGATTGGTCTTCTACTTCTTCATCAGAATCACCAGAATTCATTTCTTCATCCTGATCATCATCAGAGCTATCATCGCCTTCTTCTTTGTCATCTAATTCTTGATCATCTTCTTCAACGTCTGATCCAATCAATTGGAGAATTGAAACAATGGCAGATTGAACGTCTTCAATTGCAATATCGCCAACCGCTGCCTTTAGCGCAGCTTCGTGTTCTGGTCGCTTCAAAACTTGAATTAACTCAACGGAAGAAAGCAGATTACTCTCAATAACGTCAAGAATTACATCAACCTCAGTGACTTCTTCTTCAGCTTCAGAATTCAAATCTGGATCTAACACATTAGAAGTAGGGTCCGTAGCCATGCCAGAATCTTCCTCTTTGGTTAGGTATCTTTCACTAAGGCGATCTAAAGAATCGATGGTTTCTTCTAGTTTTTTCATTGGTTGCAACCTCTTATATCAATAGTAATGCGGTTAAATCAAAATTGCTAAAAAAGTTTTATACAAAATAAAAGCCCCCAGCAACAACCTGTATCACTGGGGGCTTTCCTTTAGATCAAATTAATATGATCTTAATTAGTACAATGTAGTAGCTGGTCCAAAGGTACCAGGAGTTACACTGTTCAAGTTGAGCAAGCGAAGAATTGCATAGAATTCTGCACGAGCCATCAACTTAGCATAACGAGTTCTTAGACCTTTTCTGAATTTGAAATCATTCGGGTCAAGGAACGTCGCCGTGGCTTGCAGCGGAACATAAGGTGCCCATACATATCCAGCGTCTACGAAGCTGTTACCTTTAAATCCAACAACAACTTGGTCAGCCTTCAAGTATGGATCTTTGTAGCTCATCAATCTGGACTGAATAGTACCCATCTTCATGATGCCCCATGTTTGAGGCGCTTCAGCAGGAGCAAATGCTTCTGCGTTAGGAGCAGCGAAAACAGGACGGAAGAAACCGTGTGTTTGTAGCTGTTCAACGTATGCAGCCGCATCGTAGCTCATTACTGTGAAGTTTGCTGGCCCTCTCAAGGTGTTCTTGCCAATTTGGTTGGACAAGAGTGTGAGAGGTGTCAGCATTCCACGATAGTGCTCAACGTCACGAACGCCTGATGGAACTTGAAGGTCGAATGTAGCCGTGCCGCCAGTAGCACCTAAGCGCAAGTCTTCGATAACTTCACGGTCCATCTCAAGGGCCAACTCAGATCCAACGCCAGCAACAAGTTCTTGTTCTGCGTCAACGCCATGAAGGGCCTTTAGGTCATCAGCAGCTTCAGAAGACCACAGAGCCTTGATCTTGCGTGTTTTAGCGGTTACAGACACCAATGCGATGTCGATATTTACGCTAGGAACCAAAGTGTTGGCTTCCATGTTGTACTGATAAGCAACCTGAACATCAACGCCGTTAGCAGGAGCAGACGAGAAGGTTACGCTGATAGCACCAGTTGTGTAGTTGATGGTACCAGAAGCGATGCCAGCACCAGAAATGATACCAGAACCGTTATCCGAACCGGATACGCCGGATACACCATCTAGGCTTACTTTAACGGTGTTTACTTTGACAGGAATGAAATCCAAAGTAGCGTTAAAGGTAGTAGCAGATCCGTTACCAGTTCCAATAACTTCAACGTCAACATATTCCGAAGAATAGGTTGAGCTAAAATCTTTAACTAGCTTATCGCCAGCGGTAACAGAACCTTTGGTATCGCCATATTTCAACTCGAAGTAGAAAATGGCACCAACTGGTGCGCTCATGGGCTGAATCGAAACGATTTCAGGAGCGATCAAAGAAGGCCACACCCTACGCAAAAGAGGGAATGTGTACTTGATGAAAGGTGCGGTGTTTACCGTGGTGGTATCCTCACCTAACATGTGCTTGCTCTTAAACTCGTTCAATTCTTTGAGTTGGTTCTCAAATAATTGAGCCATGCAATAACGTGAATACTGGTCTTTTACTTTTGTAGGAATCCACTTGTTCCAACGCTCAATCAAAGCGCGTCGCTGCGGGTTCCTTACAAAGCCTTCAGATGAAAGATCACTTTTCATCTCTCGAAGTTGGCGTTGTTCCATATTGGATTTTCCCTCTCTTGTTAGTTATCGACCGCTGACTGCTTCAGCGAGCGACTTAATTTCACCTAGTTGCCCAGGTAGCAGTTGTTCCAGTTCCCTGTCCACGCCTTCAACAACTGACCTGCCTTGGTCCACAGAGGTAGTACCTCCAGTTTCCTTAACATGGTTTTCAACAAGAGTAGTGGGAACTCTAAAACGTCTTCTAATAGAATTGTAGTCTTCTACTTCAGGTGTCGCAACAGAAAAACTTTCAATCAGTAAATCACATTCTTCTTTAGTGCTGATTTTCTTACTTTCCATCAATTGTCTCACCTTGCCAGCATTTGGATTAAAGCGAATCTTTTCTTCAACGTAAAGTTTTAAGGAGTATTCCTTGGCAGCGTCTATTGCTTCCTGAAGTGCTTCCTTAAGTTTCTTGTTCTGAATGGATAGCTTTTTAATCTCAGCATCTTTACTTTCAATTAGTTTTTTACGCTCTGCAACACGAATATTCTCCTCTTGCTTTTTTAGGTCAGAGAATTTTTTTGCTCTATCTAGGACATCTTGAAGGTGTCTCATTTTTTTATACTGAGAAACATCGCCAACTAATGCTTTAAAAGATGACTGATGCTTGGACTCAGAAAGGGCCTTGTGATACTCAAGATTCATAGCTAATCTTTCAGATAAAGCTACAGCCTGCTCTAGCTTCTTCTCTAAAGATTCTTGAACAGCAGGATCAACGTCTTTCTTTTCACCATCTTCTTTTTTGGAAACATCGTCGCCTTCGGCAGCCTTTTCTTTAGTCTCAACAGATGCATCAGCGGGCTGATCAACCTTAGTCAAGTCATCAGCGGCCTGATCAGATGCTTCAACTTGATCGGCAGCATCAGGAGAAGATTGTTCTGTGGAAGCAGGAGATATTTCTGGAGATACAGGTTGCTCGGCCACTGGTGCGGACGCTGGCTCAGTCATTGGCGCATGGGCAGATTCGGAAGCATGTGCCAATTCGGTGCTCTCTTTTAATTGAGCAAGCTTTTGAATGATTTCATTTTTAAAACCATTCATAAGCTGTTTCAACTCAGTCGAAACAATTTCCTTAACTCTATCTTCGCTAAGGGTCTGAACTTCAACTGAATCTTTCTTCTTAGACATATCATCATCTCCTTCATTCAAAGTTTGTTCAAAGGAGGATTCTGAACCCTCTTTTTCTTCCTCTACAAAACTTGGGTAGCTAGTCATAACGGCAGGATCGACAACGAAATCATGAGTTATATAGCTAAAGTCATCCTGCACTACGTCAAATCCCTCGTCGTTCTCAACTGTAGATCCAAGACCACGAGAGGACACACCAACGCATCCTCCTGCGGCCAGAATGGATTCGACCTGATTGCCGTATTGATTTTTCAAAACCTTGGCTTCGCCAATGATTCTGCCATCATCCAACAACTCAAGATTCGTAATAATGTGGCTAACCTTCTCAAGTGTTGTCTTGCCATCCTTTGGATGCTCAAGCATCCCAAGAACCTTGCCTTGCTTCACAGCTTTCATTACTTTGTTAATCTCTCGCTCCCAAATCTTTCTTGGATAAATTCTTCGGTTCTGGGTTGGAATATCGGCCCTTCCGAATTCACCACGAGCAATTAAATATTTAGAATTAGTCTTGTCCTCTACAAGAGTAAGCTTTAGCTCAGATGAATCAACCATTGGATTTGATTCATCAAATTTTTTAATTAAACCAGACATCTTACCCCCAGAACCAAATTATTTAGTTCTAAAAAAATACCCCATACCTGGAATGGACGAAACTCTCTTGCCATTCATAAGTTTCGACTTAACCTTTCCAGACTTAAGACCATTGTAGAGTTTCTTTTCTACAGCTTCAAGATACTTGTTGGTATCCATCAGGCTTTTTTTGCGGCGCTTCTTTTTCATCAATTATCTCTGTAGGCAACGGCATTTTTGTCATCAAAGCCAAGTTCTTCTTTTAACTCATCTGAAAGAACTACATCAACCTCATTGCCGTCATAGGTTGCCCACTGCTCCTCTGGTGTATCCTTCCAAAGTTTAATCCACTCATCAAGAGAACGAACCTTTTTCCAACCTGGGCCAGCATATTGACCAAGCCCCCACTGAATTAATGTTTCATCTCCAATAATTTCTTTAATTTTTTCAATGTCATTATTAGCCATATCTTTCCAATACTTCATGGCAGCATCACCAGCATCCTTAGAAGATTCAGCGACATACCATTCAGACCTGTCATCAAGATAAAGCATTGGCAAATAGCCATCAGAATCAACCCTTATTACTTCAATTTTTTCACCATCTATTTGTATCCACATACCGGATTCTTCTTGTTCATTTATTTGCTCAGACATTTCTTGTTTCCTTTGATTAATTGCAGATAAGACAGGCTTTGGCAGTTTATGAAGTGGCACTCTTTTACCTTCTGGATCCTGAAAAGCAGTGGCGTTATGAGAAAATTGATTTACCCCCTGCGCCGAAGAAGGATCTTCGCTCATGGTGTAAAAATCCCAGCCAGAGGTGCCACGAATTGCCACTGTGTACCTATCTGCCGTTTTTCCGCCATTATCCCAAACCATTACGTCAGCATTTTTTGGAAGCGCCATTATTCACCAGCCTTGTTCATTTGATCTTTAATATTAGGGGACGATGGCTGTTCAATCAATTCAATATTCTCTGGATCAATTAATCCAAAGTTTCCGTTGTCAAACCTTACGGCCTTAAGTCCTTTTTTTGTTGGATTATAGGTGCCTACTATGTCTGGAATCTTTCCATTGGCGGTATGCTTCATTGGGATTTCTTCTGGTTCAATAATCGTACCTTCGCCTGCTCCATCACCCATTAAAATTCTAACCCTATCACCAACTTTCATAGACTCACCAATGCTTGATGATTCTTTAATTTTGTTGACCTGGCCATCTATCTCTTTGGATCTCTTTACTAATTCAGCTTTAGCTGCCTTCAATACATCTACTGCCTTAAATTCACCTTTTGTGAATTTTTCTACAGCATCAACAACATCAGACATATCGCCATCTTCAGATGACTTAAGAACAGCATTAACAACATCATCCATTGTGAGCATAGATATTTGATTCTCAATTAATTCTTCGTAGAAATCATCAGATATTGGAGCAGATTCAATTCTATAAAAATCAATCTTAGGCTTGCCGCCATAAACATCAAAGTATTCCAAAACTCTACCGATTAGTCCCTTAACATTTTTTTCAGATAACGGCTTATCAACTGGATGGTCTGCTGCCATATAACCAATTCCATCAGTGATAGCATTCCACATGTGCTCTGGATTTGTTATCTCAACTCTAAATACTCCATTTTCTTTATCAACTGAGCTGACCATTCCAAATGGAACATTCACTGAAA